CCCTGCGGCGTATAGCGAGGCGATAGGGAGGGTGGATAAATGAGCGCGGACATGGCTGAGCGCGCGATAGCACCATGGGACATGCGCCGCGATGATGCGGTATGGCGCCTACTGACAAACCCGCAGGCGAGCGTCAAGCCGGAGGCGCAACTTGGGCGCAAGGGTGGTCGGAGGCCAGCCATTATCTGCATCGAGTGGCGCGGTGGCCTTGAGCGGTTTCATGGCGTGATGGAGGCCGCAGAATGGCTAGGTGTCGGGAGGGGAAGGCTGAGTCATTTGACTGCGAATCCACACGAAATTATTGTACGTGGACGACATTACAGAATTTGGGCGGAGGAAATAACATGACAATTATCATCCATGGCACCCCAAAGGCGCAGCCGAGAGTGAAGGCTTATCGCCGCGGCGCGCATGCAGGCGTCTACACGCCTAGCACGGCGGACGCATGGAAGGAACAAGTCATGCTTGCGGCTGGCTTGTATCGCGGGCAGTTTACAACAGGCCCTTTGCGGCTTGAGGTTGAGTTTTTTTTGCCGCGATCTAAGGCGCATAAGAATGATGACTACGTAGCGGTCAAGCCAGACCTTGACAACCTTCTTAAAAGTACGATGGACGCGCTGAGTAATGCCGGAGTCTGGCGTGATGACGCGCAAGTCGCGGCTGTGGTGATGTCCAAGCGATACGAGCAAGCTAACCACACGGTCGGCGCGGTGATCAGGCTGGAGGCGCTATGAGGGTTGAGCATATTGGTGACGCGACGCTCTACCTTGCCGACTGCATGGATGTAATGCGCGATATGCCAGACAATGCGTTTGAGCTGGCAATTGTAGACCCGCCATACGGGCTAGGTGTTAATGGCGATAATATCATACCAAACAAAAGCGGGGATCTGAATCATAAATATGATAGCTCAAAAATGTGGGATACTGATAGACCTCCCCCAGAATATTTTGATGAGCTCAGGAGGGTGTCAGTTAATCAAATCATCTGGGGGGGCAATTATTATTTTGATATTTTAGGGTTAGGCGGCGGCATTGTAATATGGGATAAGCTCAATGGAGAGTCTTTATATGCTGACGGTGAGTTGGCTTGGGTAAGCCGAGGCCTGCAAAAGAGGCTAAGGATATTTCGCCACCAGTGGTGTGGGGCTTTTAAGGCGTCAGAGCGAGGGGAAGATAAGATACACCCGACTCAAAAACCAGTAGCGCTCTATAAATGGCTATTAAAAAATTATGCCAAACCAGGCAACAAGATACTCGATACACACGGTGGCTCTGGGTCGAGTGTAATTGCTTGCTTAGATATGGGCTATGAGATTATGTGGATTGAGAAAGACGTTAATTATTTCGAGGCGGCGCTAAAGCGTATCAAAGACTTTGCCGCTCAGCCCAAATTACCGATGGACGATACCCCAGAGCCGGTCGAACAATGGCTGGGGTTTGAGGAGGAGTTATGAGAGCCTATTTGTGCAAGTACCCTGGGTGTACGCACATGGTCGACACCCCGCGGACGTACTGCAAGCAGCACGCGGCGCTCGGTCGAGCGGCAGAGATGCGCAAGGCTGATGCGAGGCAACCGCAATGGGCTGGAGCCGAGCGGCCGAATGAGGCGCTGTATAACACAACACGCTGGCGCAAGCTACGGCGCGAGGTGCTACAGGCCAATGGGTGCTGCGCGATATGCGGGGCAACGGACAACCTACACGTGCACCATATCACGCCGCCAAAGGGTGATGAGGAGCTTTTCTACAACCGAGACAATTTGACCGTGCTCTGCGAGACCTGCCACGCGCGGATGACATCGGCGGAGGCAAAGGAGGCTAAAGATGCAAAACGCTGATAGAAGGCCTATAAGTGGCTTTGTAGGACTATTTGGTATAAAATCACTAGGTAAGGCTATCCGACGCAATCTAGGGCTATCTATGAGCAACTATGAGCAAATTAAACTGACCGGATACCCGTTGTAAAAAATAGTGTATACTTTTTTATGCAGCCGCTCGCCCCTATCGCTCTCATGCGAATTGGCAAAAATCCAAAATCTCTAGGGGGAATATATGCCGGCAAAAAGAAAGCCAGTATCTGATCTTGTGAACGATCGCCGCGACAGAGTGGTCCCGCGTATTAAGCTCAATACGCTGACTGCCCCGCCGCCATGCCCTGATACATTGACCGAGCCTAAAGCCCGCGAGCTCTGGGACGAGATGTGTCAGATCCTCACATCGAGCGGCAGGCTTGCCGCCGAGGATATCCAGACCTTAGAGCTTGCGTTTTTATCCCTGCAAAACGCCATCCGGCTGCAGCGCGCGCTCAATGAGATTGACCCGATTGACGAGGCCAATAAATACAAGACCATCTCTGGCACTCTGCGCGCCGAGGCCAGCTTTTATTCTGACACGATGCTCCGCTTTGGCGTTACGCCCCGCGGTCGCGAGTCAATCGCCGCGACACTGGCAAAGGCGCAAAGCGGACAGCAAAAGAGCCTTGCGGAAAAGATGATGGAGGGCGATGGTGAAGGAACTGACTGACTATATCGACTGGGTGAAGGCGCACTCAAAAGACGTTTGTGCAATGACGCGCTTGTGCGTCAAGCGCATCGAGGAGCGCATTAAGCTGGTCAAAAAAGGCCAGCTTGCATATGACGATAAAGCAGTCAAAGCAGTAGTGCGATTTATTGAGCGCCTTGTCGCCGATGAGGGCGGACAAAAAATCAGGCTCTTGCTGTGGCAAAAGTTTTTCATCGCTGGGCTCTATGGCTTCCGCGAGCCAGACACCTGGCATATTTTACACAACGATGCGTTTTTGTTCATCGCCAAAAAAAACGGCAAAACTGCGTTGTCTGCCGGACTTGCACTCCATAACCTGATCAACATTCCCGCCGCGCAGGTCATCCTTGTTGCGACAGACTATAACCAGGCGAAAATAGCGTTCGAGGCAATCTGTAAATACATCCGCAACACGCCAACACTGGCCGAGGCATTAAGCAATAAAGAGATTGGCATCAGGGAGTCACCGCCATTGACCGTCGAGTATTATACCGGCGGGTCAAAAATTCGCATCATCCCTGAGACTAGGGCTAAGCAGGCGCAAGGCTTTAATGCGACATTTGCCTTGTTTGATGAGATCGCCTCATACCGCACCGGCGAGATTATCACCAAGATTGCATCGGGGCAGGTGCGTGAAAATGCCATCCGCATCAGTCTCACGACCGCCGAGACCTCAATGCAAAATCCTGGGCGCGCTGAATATGACCGCGCGCGTAATGTGCTGACCGGAAAGTTTGTGGCGCGCAATTACCTGCCGCTCATCTACGAGCTTGACGATCACGACGACAGATGGAACCCTGACTGTTATATTAAGGCAAACCCGGCGCTTGACGCCATCAAGCCGCTGCGCAAACTCATCGAGGAGCGCGACAGGGCGCGGCAAAATCCGATTGAGGAGGCGTCTTTTTTCGCTTATCAGCTCAACGTGTGGTCTCAAAATTCCGGCTCTGACATTTCTGAGGACGACTGGCGGCCAGCAATAGACAACGCCAAAAAGTATGCCGATTATTTGACTCCGGATAAGCTCGCCAAGTATCCCGCTGTCGCCGCGGTTGACTTGTCCAAGATTGACGACTACACGGCATACACAATCTATTTTTATATCAAGCCGATAGACAAATTTTACGCCAAGCATCGATTTTACATCCCAGCCGCGGCGGTTGAAAATAAGCAGCGCATCGAGACCGAGCAAGTGAGGATCTGGATTAAGCAAGGCTACATCATACCGACCGAGGACGGGGCAGGCTCACGGGTGATCAACTATGGGTACCTTGAGCAGGACATCATCGAGGACTATGAGCGCTATCACCTGATAGGGCTCACCTATGACGTGGCGCATGCCACAAAGTTTGTCGAGAGCCTTGAGGGAAAACTGCCGCAGCTGCCGCTGATACCGTTTGCGCAGGGCTGGAAAAAAATATCGCCGGCAAACAAACAGTGGCTTGAAATTATATACAAACAAAAGCTCATCGACGATAACCCTGTCATGCGCTGGATGGCTGGATGCGCGCGGATTATCAACGACCGCTTAGGCAACACCTATTTCGAAAAGGTCAATTACCGGCAGAGCAATTTACGGATTGACGGCGTTGACACGTCCGTCATGGCGCTGGCAGTCCTGCTTGGTCAGCTTGAGCAGGGCGAGGAAGACGTTGAGGAGCAGGTCAAAGCGCTTGAGGCTATCGAGTATTAGGGGGTTATATGCGGGCATATACCTACGATGACGTATTGGCATTATATAAGGCTTGGCAGGATAATAAGACCAAAGATAATTGGTGCGACCTATGGATGGCATGCGAGTACCGGATGCGCTTATTAGTGTTTGCCAAAAACAAGCGCCTACCTAGACCAATACCCAACCACGACGACCTGATGGAGATTGTTGATGACTCGGTGATAGCCGTTATGCAGCGCCTTAGTGATGATGTGCACGAAAAACCAGAGACAGCAAAACAGATAAGCAGTATCTTTCACTATCAAAACTTGTGCGTGTTCAAAAAGCGCACCCGCGGTGAGGAAAAATACAACAGATTCGCAAAAACACTGAATCGGTAAAATATTTTCAGCAAAACTCGCCCGAAATGCTATATAGTATATAAGAGCATCTCTCACTAACCATAGGATATGCTCCGTAATCCACCGTCGTGATGACAGAGGGACTATGGCGTTTTTTTCGCGCATTTTCCGGCGCACACCTCCTCAAGTTCGGGCGGCTGGCACTGTCGACTACGTCAGCGCGCCCGACATTTTTAACTATCCATACCTTAACTTAAATCCCACCGCCGAGGCGTGCATGCGCAAGATAGTCTCGACGCTGGCGTCGCTCAAACTTGAGCTTTACACACATCGCAAGGGCGGCGGGCGGTCGCTTGTTGTTACTCATCCGCTCTTTGCCGCGCTTAAAAACCCCGACCCAAACATGACACCTATCCAGTTTTACTCACAACTCATCGACGACATCATGCGGGGCAATGCATACTTGCACGTCATCAGGGCTGGCGGGCAGATATTGTTTGAGCGGCTTGATCCGCGCGCAGTCCGGCCGTCAAATATGTCTGGCAAGACAGTCTACCAGTATGGCCAACAGACCTACACTGACCGCGATGTGCTCCATATCCCCTACCCGTTTGCGACCAAGACAGTCAACGGTGTCGTCTATGGCGTCGCGCCAGAGGAAAAGTATAGGGATTTGATAACGCTCGACAATGCGTTGACAGCATACATCAAGATGTACTTTGGCAACTCAATCGGCAAGCGCACGGTCGTTGAGATGGGCGACGCATGGACTGGCAAAAAACTAGACGAGGCATATGCGCTGATCGCGCCAGCCGTGCAAAAGTTTGTCTATGGCGCTGCGAATGCGGGCAAGCCTATCATCCCACCGCCGGGAACTAAGCTAACAACCATAGACCAGACTCAAAACCTGTACACCGACATCAAGTCGCTCAAGGAGATGATAGAGAGGCAGATCGCCCAAGGCTTTGGCGTGCCATACTCCCTGCTGTCCGAGACCAACAAGTACAACAGCCTGGAAGCCAACCAGCTCCAATTCCTCGCTGACACCATCGAGCCACTTGGCACACACATCGAGCAGTCTTTTGACCGCCTGCTCGACCC